AGCGTCCATCGCTTCCAAGATCGTTACGATGGCGTTGTGCAGCAGCGTGCCCCGGTCGGCGTGTTCGCTGGAGGGCTTGGGCGGCATCTTGTTGACGAGCGCCACGCTGCCTGGGCAGTTCATGACGCGCTTGGCGGTCGAGCCGCCGACGATATTACTGTGCAGCATTTTTTGTTTCCACGGTAAGTATTTCGGGCAACGCGCCGTACACCACTTTGAACGTCAGATAGGGCGCAATCTCGTTTCGGATGTGGTCCAAGATGATGCGCTCGATCTCGGCGCGGGTAAATTCTATTTTCATGAGTAGACTCCAGTAGTTGATTGAGCCTCAAGCATAACACGCAAAAAAGTTTTGCACAACATATTTTTTGATGTATGATCGCGAAAAAGGAGAAAACGACATGAAGATTCAAACCGTAGAGCTAACGCTCGGCGAATTACAGGATGCCCTGCGCGAGTATTGCTTGCAGCGCGGGTACAACCCAAGCTGCGTAAGCATCATCAGCTACGCGAAATCAATCGTGGTCGAACTGGAGCCGAACGGCCTTGTGGCGGCAGACGAGTTCAAACACCGTGCTTGAAAAACAAATTGAAGCCTACCTCGTCAAACGCATCAAGGCGCTCGGCGGTATGGCGTACAAGTTCACCAGTCCTGCGCATCGCGGCGTGGCTGACCGGATCGTGTGCTTGCCCAACGGTCAGACGTGGTTCGTAGAGCTGAAGACTGAGGGCGGCAGGCTGTCGCCGCTTCAAATGGTGTTCGCGTCTGACATGGCGCGGATGAATCAAAAGTATGTGTGTTTATGGAACAAGGAGCAGATCGATGAATTCATTACCCGTAACGCTTGAAGAAGACGAAGCGTTCAACGCGCTAAATAAACAAGTTGCAGGCAGTCACTACAAAGACTTGCCCATCCAGCCGGTCGAGTACATCCACGCCAACGCGCTGGGGTATTTTGAGGGCAACGTGGTCAAGTACGTCAGTCGCTGGCGCAAGAAGAACGGCATCGCTGATCTTGAGAAGGCCAAGCACTACATCGAGTTGCTGATCGAGTTGGAGTCACGCAAGTGAAATTGCGCGGTTATCAAGAGATAGCGGCTGACTTCTTGTACGAGCACGACCGCGCCATGATCTTGGCCCCGGTGGGTGCTGGCAAGACCGCCATCACGCTCACGGCCATGTGGGAGATGCTGCGCGACGGACACGTCAAGCGCTTCCTTGTGCTGGCCCCTAAGCGCGTCTGCACCGACGTGTGGCCAGTGGAGCAACCTAAGTGGGCGGCAATGGCGTCTATTGCTGTAGCCGTGGGCACGCCAGCACAGCGTAAAGCCGCGCTCAACAGCAACGCCCGCATCGTGGTGACCAACTACGACAACATCCAGTGGCTGGCCGAGCAGAAGCTGAATTTTGACGCAGTGGTGTTCGACGAGCTGACCAAGCTCAAGAACCCGTCGGGCACCAGGTTCAAGGCGCTGCTTAAGGTCATGGACCCGATCACGGTGCGCTGGGGCTTGACAGGATCGTTCACCAGTAACGGGCTTGAGGACGTGTTCGGTCAGTGCAAGATCGTGGACCAATCGCTGCTTGGCCGGTCCAAGGGCGCGTTCATGCAGCAATATTTTATCTTGAACAGCTACGCAGGCTTTGATGACTGGACCCCGCGCCCCAAGGCGCTGGAGTCGGTCATGAAAAAGATCAAGCCCACCACGTTCGTGCTGGAGCCAGGTGAGTACAAGGACAAGCTGCCGCCTTGCCACGTTGTGGAGCTGCGCGTGGTCATGGACGACCGCAAGCCCTACGAGGACATGAAGAAGGACTTTGTGGCGCAACTGCCGGACGCGATGGCCGTTGCTCAGAACGCGGCTGTGGTGACGCAAAAGCTCCAGCAGATGGCCAGCGGGTTTGTGTATACACCAGAGCCCGTGTGGTTCAGCGCACACAAGTTCGACGCGCTTGAAGACCTGTTATCGGAGAACCAACATGCCAACACCCTTATCGTCTACAACTACCAAGAAGAACTGGCCGAGCTTAAACGACGGCTGCCCCGGCTTGTCACACTCGATGATGACAGCGCTATTGAGCGATGGAACCGAGGCGAGGTCGAGCTGTTCGCTATCCACCCCAAATCAGCAGGCCACGGCCTCAACTTACAACACGGAGGGTGTCACATGGTGTTTCTGTCTTTGCCGTGGAGTCTGGAGCTGTACGAACAGACCGTTGGTCGTCTGCACCGGTCAGGCCAAACGCGTGATGTGTGGGTGTATATCTTGATGGCCAAGGACAGCGTGGACGAGAAAATCTGGGGCGCGTTGCACGACAAACGCGCTGTGTCTGAAATCGCACTAGAGAGTCTGAAATGAAACGAGTAGATTTTTTGCGGGCCAAGCTCAAAGCAGCGCGGTCCGATCTCAACCACAAGAAGCGCCAGTACAACGCAGCGGAGAAAAGCATGGCGCGGACGATCAAAACAATCATGGAACTGGAAAGGAAGATAGATGTATACCTGGCGACACCTCAACGATCAACTCAGCACAATGACTGAGCAACAAGTTCTCGACTTGCTTAATGACGAACGTCAAAACGGCAAGCGATCTAGCGTACTGGCGCGGTTGCACCAGCGCTACAACACCCTGCGGGTTGCAAGAGAACGCGCAGAAATACTAAAAGGAGCCGTGAAATGATTGAAGAAATGAAGAAACTATGGGCGACGCCCAGCGCTGAGGTACTGGCGCTCAAAGAACTGGAGGAGTCTAAGCGCAGGCTGCTGGAGGCCCAGACAGCGCGTGAATACGCTGAGTCTATGTGCAAGTACCGGGAGGCGCAGATCAAGCGCCTGACGGCCTATATCAAGGGGATAGAGGTATGAGCAAAGAAGCAATGAAGCTGGCGCTGAAAGGCGCAGCAAACTACATTGACGCTCTTGGAGGCGACAGCCGCAAATACCGTCAAGTCCTTGCCAACGAAGCCCTCGACAAGAAGGCAGAGAACGCCAGAGAGTTGGGGCTGGACTATGAGCCAGCACAGCAGGAGCCTGTGGCGTGGATGGACGCATCGGGTGACATCTATAAGCATGAACTATGGCCGAATTGGAATCCGCCTCACACGCCCCTCTACACATCCCCACCAGCACAGCAGGACATTCAACGCCTAAGCGCATTGGTCAGGGCGCAACAGATCACCATTGACAAGCTAGAGGCACAGCGCACATGGGTAGGGCTGACGGATGCAGAGCGCAAACTTGTCAGGGATAGTGTTGGCTACAACCAGTTTGTCACGGCTGGTGAATATGCCGAGCACGTTCAAAACGCTACTGAGTTTAAGCTAATGGAGAAGAACACATGACCGCCATCATCAACTGGATCAAACGCTGGCTTGCCCCTGTGCCACCCGCTGTTGTGGACGAGCATTGTCCTTATTGCTTGGGCTTGGGGTACGACAGCAGTGGGTATACGTGTGAATGTCTGAGGAGAAAGAAATGAAATGTAAATGCCACCCCGACTCGCCGTTCCTGTGGGCCAGTAACCCACGCGACAGCATGTTCATGAAAGACCACACGTTCAGGGCCAAAGGCGCTGAAGGCAAGAGTGGAGCGCAGCTTGCTACGGATTTTGTGGAGCTTCAGCGCAAGATGGGCAAAACGCCAGGTACGATTAAAAAACTTGGATCGCGCACCAAAGAGAAAGAGCAAGCGCTGATCTCATACAAGCAGTTCGGCATCTACAGCCGCGCCCACCCTAACGTCAAACCATCACTTAACAAGCACGAGACATGAGAACCTACGCAACCCAATCACTGCGCACGCTACTAAGAAACAGCCCTGACGGGATGGACGTACACACGTTGGCGCATCACTTAGACCTTGACCCGCCTAGTGTTCGCAAGCGCTTGGTAGAGATGCCTGACGCCTACATTGACCGGTGGACGCACTACGGCGGCAAGGGGATGCCAAGCGCCATATGGTGCGTGGTGGTGCCGCCGGAAAACTGCCCTCGCCCCGACCCAAAGCGAAAGCGGAAGGTCAAGCAAACAGACGCGTGCCCGCCTTGTCAATAATCAGCGCCTGCTTGCGCGGTGCGGTGTCTACGCTGTTGGGCACACTGATGTGTGTCCAACGGTCAAACTCCCGGATGATCTGGTCAAAGCTGATCCCACTGGCGATGACCTTGCGCACCACCTCGTCGGGTGTCATGCCTGGTACACGCAGGTCAGCCGCGCAGCCGATGCGGTGCTGACTGGTGTCCTTGCTGCCCACGGCGTCGTTGACCTTTTTACTGCGGAACGCTGAGTTGATCATGATGGGCTTGCCGCCCAGCACCACCTTGACCTGCTCTAGCATGTCCGCCAGCCGCTTGAGGTTCTCAAGCTCCTGATCGTTGGGCGTGTTGTCGAATTCGCGGTGGTCTGTGGTGGTCAGCTCGTCCAATGAAAAATGAGGTGTCATGTTCATTTTGGTTTCCTCATGTCAGCAAGTTTTTCAACGGTGCGGCCACCGAAGTAGGCCAAGAAAATAATCTGCCCCCACTGGCCCAACAGTTGGACGTAGGACTCTTGCGCGTTGTACCCAAAAGCGGACATCATGGTGAACACAAAGTAGGCCACAAAGATGGCTATAAGGGCCATAGGGCGAATATTTTTGGACAGCCAAGAGTCAGACCCCATGTCCGCTTTCCAGCGGTCTGTAATGGCCGTTTGCTCGACCTCGAACAGTTTGGTGTCGTTAGCCATCTTGGCCAACTCACCTGATTGCGCCAGCGTTGCCAGTTCAAGCTGCGCCTTGGCCTTGGCTTCTGGGTCCGGGATCAGTTTGTCAATGAGCTTACCGCCCACGTTTAACAGCGCGTCAAGTCCAAACATATAAAGTCCAAAAAATGTAGATGCACCAGAGTACAACGCCCATTAAACTGGCCGCTGCAACGAAAGCAACGATCCAGTCTTTCATGGTCAGATGTTGAGCAACTTTTTAACAAAGTCCGCTGCGACGCCAGGGCCGAGCAGGACCGCAGCGATCACTGCGTAAAGCAGGTACTCGATCTTGGTCATACGCTTCTCGCCAACGTGTAGCGAGTCGTTGATCTTCTCGTACCGTTGGGCGCAAACTGCCTCGTGAGTGGTCAAACGTGCGGACGTAATATCAATTTGCTCACTCATTTTTATCTCACAAATGCGTTTCGTTGTTCATTCGCCTGCTGCATGAGTAACGCGTTACGCGCCGCTTCGTCGCTTGTCAACCGAGATGCAAGCGGTGAATAGTTTGGCGTCAGATTGCGCTGCCCTGCGGGCGACAGCAAATAATTGCGCATACCCGCAGACACCATTTCGGGGGCAAACGCGCCTATGGCTGCGCCTACACCCGCACCTGTTTGCCCACCTAACGCCATCCCCGCGCCCATCCCCGCAACGCCGCCCAAACTGCGACCCATCATAGTGCCCGCACCGGGCGTGCCGATTTGACTTGGCGTTTGCGATACGCGGGGAAACACGTTTGCAAACTCAGCGATTGTTTTTATGTCGCCGGAAACGTATTTGCCGGATTGAATGTCGCGGGCCAATTTAGATGCGATTACGGACCCACCACCTTCTTTAATGGCGTCTTCAATCGTGTGGGTTATGGCCATACGCTGGCGCGACAGTCTGAATTGCTCAAGCATCGCAGCGGCGTCGGGGCGATTTGCGGCAGTTAGCGAACGCTCAATCTGATTTTCCAGCGCATTCGACACTGCCACTCGCGCCATACCAAGATCGTTGTCGCCGCGTTTGAAGTCGCCTTTAGCTTGTTCGCGCAGCTTGCGCGTCACGTCCACCGCGTCGCCTGCGTCAAACTTGTCTTTGGTGAAGTTCTTGACCATAGCCGTTACTTGCTCTGGTATTGCTTCTGGGAACGACCCCGCCGCGCCCGTGTACTTGCTTTCTACGTTAATCAAATCCGTCAGAAAAGCGTCGTCAGTCTTAACTTGGCCGATCTTTTTAACGGGGGCGTAGCCTTTGTCGTACTCCGCTTTGCGGATTTGCTGCATGTTTTCCGTGGTCAACGGCGCAGTGTCAGCAATACCTGCCGCACGGCGGGCAAGTTGATCGGTAACCATCTGGTTTTGGACCGACGCAAGCTGCTCTAGGTTTGTCTTGCCCGCCATGCGTTCGGCGATTACGTTTTTGCCCGTAGGTGATACGCTACCGGGCGTGGCGACATAACCTTCGCGTTGGCCTGCCAAAAGGGTGGCGTCCCGTACAGCGTTTACTTCTTTTTGCTTTGTCAACGGGCTTGGCAAAAACTGCTCTTTAAGCGCCAGCGCCGCTTGCGCAGGCTTTGTTACGGCGGACAAGGGGTTAGCAGCCACCGCTGCTGATTGCAATCCCTGCGACACGTTTGGCGCAATCCTAGACGTGGCCATGCTGCCGCCAGTCAACAGCGTAGATAAATCTGCGGCTGCGCCCACAGGGTCTTCGGCCAACGTGCGCTTGATACCTTCGTAAGACCCGTAACGGTCTTTGTACATACCGCCAACAGCGTTTGCCGCTTCAACCGCCCGTGCTGCGGCCTCAGGGCTAGCGTCAAACTGGTTAACAAATTTAACCACGCTATCAGGCAATGCTTTTTGAAGTGCGCCCGCGCCAACGTCAAGAACGCCCTTGACGGTCTGAATCGGATTTGTCACAGCCTCATAAATGCCGCCCGCAAATCGTTTAGCGCTTGCAGGTAAATTGGCAACCGCTTGCCCCGGCACTTCGGCTAACCCGTACTCTTTGCGCGGGCCAGGGACGCCGGACGATACCGGCGTAGCGGGCGCGTCGAACTGATCAAACGGGTTTGCTTGGGGCGCGTCAAACTGATCAAACGGGTTAGCTGCCATTACCGACCTTTCAAAGCGCGATCTGCTGCGCCTGCGCCGTATTTTGCGTCAAACGCGCTTTTCATGGCAGGGTTGGCGCGTAAGTACGCAACCGCACCAAGAGGCGGTGCAGATACGGACGGTGCAGCGGGCGCTGCTTCTGGCATTTCCACTTTAAGCGGAATGTTGGTTTTAATACCTTCAACGTCTTTGTTGTGCCGCGTAATGGTGTTACGCGCTGCTCTTTCGTTGATGTCAAGAATTCGGTTGATGGCTTTGGCGTCCAATGAAATGCGACCACCAGCCATGTCTTTGGCGAACTCTCGGTCAGCGTCAGACAATCCAGACGATTGCACTGATCTTGAGGTGCTTGAAGCACGGCTGTACGTTGTTCCCGATTGCGGGCTGGCTGACAGCCGAACCGACATTCAAAAAGCACGGGTTGACTACGGCTTGTTTTTGCACCAGTTGGGCGCAACAGACGCCCAAATCTTAAAAATTGCGCAAATCGAGTTTGACCTAATTGACATGCCTGATGGTTGGGATGTTGAATTAAAGCCCTCGCAAATTCACGGGATGGGTTTGTTTGCAACGCGAGATTTTGAACCCGGTGAAACTGTATGCCCCGGCCGTCTTGACGGCAAACGAACGCCAGGTGGTAGATTTATCAACCATTCAGCGTTGCACAATATCACCCCAGTTTTGCTAGAAGGTGACATATTTGCGGTCGCTGCGCGTAAAATCAGCGCAGGCGAAGAATTGTTGGTTGACTACCGGTCGTCAATGAGAGTTAATTTTGGCATTGCGATGCAAGGAGAAATATCATGAGTGCATGGATAGCAGGTACGGCAATCGTCGCCAGCGCGGCCATAGGCAGCAACGCTGCCAAAAGCGCGGCCAGAACTCAAGCCGGTGCGGCAAGAGAAGCAGGCGTTATATCCGAGGAAACTGCCGAAGATCAAATTGCTGCGCAAGAAGAAGCGCTGGGCCGTCAGCTTACTGCGCAAGAACAAGCACTTATTAAACAACTTGCAGCGCAAGAAGCCGCAACTACTAACCAAATTAACGCGTTAAACACGGCGGGTACTGCTCAACTTGACGCGATAAACACCTCGACTAACAAGCAAATCTTAGCGCAGTCAGGCTACCTCCAATTACAGCTTGCCGCCGATAAAGACGCGCTTGACAAGCAACTTGGTGCGCAGCAAAGCGCGTTAGACAACATGTTAGCGGCGCAGCAACAAGCCGCCGCCACAGGCAACGCGGCTGCTGCGCAAGCACTTGAAAGACAAATCGCTACGCAAAAACAAACGCTCGACTCCACAATGGCGTTGCAGCGTGAAATGTACAACAAGCAGATTGAAAACCTTAGCTCGTTTAAAGAAGCGGGCGAAGCGGGTCAAACGCGTTTGCTGGAATTGCTGGGCATTGGCGGCGATAAAAATGCGGCAGACTTTGGTTCTGCCGCGTCTACTTTTAGCGTCCCAGGGTTTGACCCTAACACGCTGTTTCAAGAATTTAACGCTCAACAAATGGAGCAGGACCCCGGCTACGCGTTTCGCCTTGCCGAAGGTCAAAAGGCGCTGGAGCGCTCAAGCGCTGCCGGTCGTGGTTTGCAGTCGGGCGGCGCACTTAAGGCGGCTGCTCGGTTTGGGCAAGAGATGGGTTCGCAAGAATACCAAAACGCGTTCAATCGCTTTCAAGCCAACAAAGGATTCCAAGCGCAAGAGTACGGCAACGCCTTTAACCGATTTATGACAGATCGGCAAAATAAGTTGGCCCCTTTGCAGGGATTGGCTGCAAGCGGTCAAGCCGCTGCCACTAACATGTCCAACGCAGCAGGTAATTTGGCAGCTGGCGGCTCTGCTGCGTTGCAAAACTACGGCGCAGGCGCTTCTGCTGCCTATGGCAACTACGGCGCAAACGTGGCCAATATTGCAGCGCAACAAGGCGCAGGCATGTCTGCCGCGTACGGCAATTATGGCAACAACGCGGCAGCCGCGTACGGCAATTCTGCCGCTGCTCGGTCAAGCGCGTATGGTGCGGCTGCATCGGGGGCGGCTAACGCTTACGGCCAACAAGGCACAAATATTGCCAACGCTTACGGCAATTACGGCAACAATTTAGCCAACGCGTACGCGGCGCAGGGAAACACGGCGGTTAATGCTTACGGCAATTACGGCTCCAATTTAACTAGCCTGTACGGCAACTACGGCAACAACTTGACCAACATCTACGGCCAGCGAGGCGCGGGGCAAATCAACGCAATTACTGGTGCAGCCAACGCCACTGCGGCGGGCCAGATTGGTTCTGCAAACGCGATCACCAACGCTATTGGTCAAGGCATGAACCTGTACGGCTCGTATCTTAACAAACCCACAGGTTCTGATGTTGCGATAAAAGAAAACATTCGACAAGTTGGGGTGCTGGGCAACGGCCTTAACGTGTATGAATACGAGTACAAAGCGCCGTACAAAGACACATGGGGCCACGGCCCGCAGATTGGCGTTATGGCGCAAGAAGTTGAGCAAATTATTCCTGAAGCAGTCAGCGTCCATCCTGACGGCTACAAGATGGTCAATTACTCAATGATTTAAGGAATAGATATGCCACTTGATCCCAACATCATTCTTGGTGTAAAGCCCTTACAGCTTGACATGGCGCAATTTTCGCCAATGAACGCCATGAAGTTTAAACAGCTTGAGCAAGAAAATCAGCTTAACGCCATGAGAATGCAAGAGTACGAACGCGCCCGTACAGAAGAAGAAGGGCTGCGCAACTACTTGGCAAGCGCTGATTTTAATAAACCGGAAACGCGGACAGATTTGTTGCGTTTTGGCAAAACAGGCGCGGCGCAGGCTAAAGCCTTAACCGAACAAGAAACCGCAGGGTTGACGCAAAAGAAAACTCAGTTTGAAGTTCAAAAAGCCCGAAAAGATTTTATTGCGCAAGCGCAACGCGACACCAGCCAGAACCCTTCGGACGCCAACATCACGGCGTACAAGGAAGATTTGATGGCTAACCCGCTGTTTAACGACAGCGAAAAAGCCCAAATGGCTGCGGGCGCTGACCGAATCTTGGCCATGCCGGTTGATCAACGGCAAGCGTTTATGGCTAGCCAAGGCGCAAGCGCTGGCGAATTGAAACCGTCAAATTTACAAGTCAATCAAGGCGGGCAAACACAAGTGCTGCGCGTCCCTGCGTTTGGCGGTGCGCCTACGTCGGCGGGTACGTTTGCGGATGTACCGTAACCCGCAGCGGTGGAAGCACAAAAAGTTCGGATTGGCCAAGCTACCCGTCCTACTACAAACGTCAATCTCCCCGCGCAAGAAAAAGCGTTTGAATCTGAACTGGGCAAAGGCCAAGCAGAAAACTTGCTTAAAAACAAAGTCGCCGCGCAAGACGCTGCGTCGATTATCGACACGGTTAAGACTGGCCGCGACATCATGAAGTCCGGCATGATCACCGGCGCAGGCGCGGATTTCTTGGTTAACTTGAACCAAGGTCTTAAAACCGCTGGTATTGATGCAGGTTTGGCAGACGCCGCCGCTAACTCGCAAGCCTTTACCGCCAACATGGCAGGCAACGTGGGCAAGCTGATTAAACAGTTCG